GGATTCCGTCCTTCTCCACCCGTGGGATAGACGGAGTAATAAATATTTCCTTGGTTGGCTCAGTTCTGTTGGGATTGGAGGCCTGCGTCTTGCAGGTCGTTTACCAATTTTCCAGGAATTCTATGCTTTGTATCAACGAAGTGGTGTCAAGAATAAGACTGATTATGAAAAACATGTTGGTTATAATGCCGTTGATGCTATTACTGGCATGAAACGTGACTATGGTTACGTTAGTGCCCAGTGTCGATCTTCATTTTATTCAGCTTTTGGGGTAACTCCAGATGAACAGATTTGTTTGGAGAAATTTTATCGAGATGGTAAACTCGATCATGCGTTGGGTGACTGGACACCCAGACGCATTATGGGGTCTGTGTATTAAACTCTAAATCCAATTTGATGGGCTAATTTAAATGCCAAGAGACTGCACAGAGTTAATCACCTTACATAGATGAACAGTCCAAGTACGTTCTTGTATCCCATAATAATTCATGTCAAGTAAAACTATACAACAACTAGAAAGTGAAATTGATCGATTGGCGAACCTCTCCAACACCGAGTTTTATAAAGAATATAGAAGATTAAATCAAGAGATACTTAATAGACAAGGGCGTAACGCAGTAGATTTATATAGCAATAAAGCTCGTCAAATTGCGCAAAACGTAGCCGAACAAAATCATATTGATAGTGTTGAGAGGCAACTTGCTGTAGATTCATTGCCTGATAAGCTAGCTCAAGCAGGTTACGTTCATCGTCCTAACTATTATATTGAAGGTGCTCCTTCAGAGTCCAGTGTAGCTGAAAGTTCCGTTTGGGATACAGAAACATCGTTTGAATTTAGTGATTTGGCTGAACTTTCCACAGCGGAATTAACTGAACTTGAACTACTAGCTGAAGTTGCCCCAGAAGCATTTGTTTTTGCAGTATTAGCTTATGGCACCTACAAAGCAGGCGAAGCGATCTACAACCAATACAAGAAACCCAAGCCGGGCAGCATCCCTCCAAAAGCTCCGAGCACGCCTCCAAATGATCCGATCTGGGTCGGCCCCGGGCACGGGCCGGTTATCGTCCCCCCAGGGCCCGTCTACACGGACCCAAGGGACAGGAACAGTTTTCGGCCCCGTTAGTACTATTAACACCGCCCCAGTTGCTATTGGAAATTCTTTACAAGGAAGTAAACCAATTATTAAATCTACAAAAGGTGGTGTTCGTATACAGGGGAGAGATTTTATGTTTGAGGTCGCGCCCGTAGCTGCAAATCAAACTAATTGGGTACTTGCTGGTGGTTGTCCATTGATCCCGCACGCGTTTCTGGCTTCAATACTGCGTTCATACGCAAGTATTTATGCCGAATTTACTGTGCATGGGATCACGGTACACTATATCACTGCTTCTAATACTTCAGTCTCTGGTGATGTGATGTTCTATATTAATAAAAACAGGGCTAGTGCTTTACTTGATACTTCCAACCCAAGTTTCATGAGTGTCGTTCTTAGTGATCCAAACACATGTATTGGGCCTATATGGAAGAATCATTCTGCTTATTATCGACCTGTTTTCAAAACGTACACTACCGACATACTAAATGATGAGGATTTAATGCACGAGGGTCCAGGTGAGGTGTTTTTGTACACTAAATCCTCCACCCTCGGTATTCCTGGTTATGTGTTGGTTGATTTTGACGTTACTTTCAAAACGTTACAGGTTAATATTCGCGAATTGACTTTTCCCATGAATCGGTTGAAGTACAACCAATATGGGTTGGGTTACACTAGCAATGTTGGGTGGACGATCGGAAATGAAATGGTTGTTCAAACTGGTGGACCCCATTTGGATGGGGGCTCAAACCTGGGCATCACTGCTGACCTGGCACTTAAAATTGGTGATGTGTTTAAGGTTGTGTTTGTTATGACAGCTGCTGGGTTCGCTGGTGTCACTGCTGCTACATTGATGCAAACTGCTGTTAGGCAAGGCACCGAATCTACTCAAGGTGTACTTGCCCTTACCCCCGATGACGGGTTTACCTGTTTCGGGGTTTATATTACGGCGGCATCTTCAGGCATACTTATGTTGTACCCCACTGTTGCTGCAGCTATGTCTCAGCAATATCCATATGAGTGGGGATCTACTCAGTCAGCTGCCAATTTCAATATACCGTCTTGGGTATCTCTAATCGGTAATGTTGGTGGTAGGTTGTATCAATCAAATTTCTAGTTGTAAGACATCTTACGGGCAACAGGTTTATTAACCGGGTGAGTCATGCCACCCCCCATGTGAATGAAGTAGAGTGTGATTTCCATTCATGTATGTGAGAGTTGACTGGATCTCAACCAGCGTTTTGGCGGTGGCTATACCGCTATCACTGCACACTTAAAACGTCAAGGGCCAAGGAGCGAGGCATGGCAAACTGCCACCCTGTGCCTTGGATGGGACCCGGTGACGATAATGGGGTGTGTATAGTGTAAAAATATGCATTTCTTATAATTCAATTATTAGGATTAGTGGCC